TGATGATCCCGCGGACCCTGCAACGTGGTGGTCATGTATTCCCAGCATGGGCCACACGGTTGATGAGACTGCGATTCGTGCGGAGTTTGAGACTTACACTGACATCAATGAGTGGCGCAGGGCTGGCCTGAATCAGTGGGTCACTGGTGCGGCTGAACCTGTGTTTGCTGCGAACGTGTGGGAAGACTTATCTGATACTGCTTCGCAGATTAGTGGCGAGATGGTGTTCGGTTTGGACATTCCGCGTGACCGCAGTGAGGCAGTGATTGCTTGTGCTGGTGTGCGTGAGGATGGCGCGTATCACGTTGAGGTTGTTGATCAACGCAATGGTGCGAAGTGGGTTGTGAAGCGTGCTAAGGAATTGCAGGACAAGTGGGGTGGCCAGCTCGTTGTTGATGCTGGGTCATCGGCTGGGTCTTTGATTCCTGATCTTGAGGCCGCTGGTGTGAACCTGCACTTGATGTCAACGCGCGACGTGGCTCGAGCGTGTGGCTTGTTTCGTGACTCCGTGACTGACTCCGTTCTGCATCACCTTGATCAGGCTTCACTCAATGAGGCTGTCAATGGTGCGGCGTTGCGTGACCTGGGTGATCAACAAGCCTGGAATCGCCGCTCTGCCACTAGCAACATCTCACCACTGATCGCTGCGACTAATGCGCTTTATGGCGTGCAGTCGCAGGTTGTTGCCTCTGGTGAGCCCGAGGTTTATTTCATCTAAGGACCCAGATGATTCTTGTTCCTGATTCTAGGCGTTATGTGTCGATGGCTGAGGGCCGTGGTGCACCGCGACCGTTTTGCTATCGCTGGTTGTTGCCGGCGCTGTGTGGTGCGTCACTGGTGCGCTGGCGTGTGGCCACTGTGCTCGGTGTGTTGCTGACCTGCATTGGTATCGCCTCATTGTGCGGGTCGTGGTGGCAGGCCTTGGCTGGTGTCATTGTGTTTGTTGCGTTGCCGATGACTGAGTTCAATCTGCGTAACCCTGTGCTCACCGATTCGTTGAGTATTGGTTTGGCCACTGTGTCAGCTGCATTGTTTGTCAATGACCTGATTGTGCCTGCTGTGCTGGTTGCTTGTGTGGCTGGGATGGTGAAGGAATCGGCGCCTGTCTTTGCTGCGTTGTTTGCTTTCACGCCGTGGCTGTTGCTTGGTTTGATTCCGGTGTTTGTGCACATGGTGATGGTTAAGCCTGGTGTAGATGTTGTGGTTGAGCCTGGCATTGAGGACACGTTGCTTCACCCATTCCGCACTGGTGTGCGCTTTCACCGTCAGATGGTGCTCAAGCGTGACGCGTATCTGATCGCCCCGTGGGGTGGCCTGCTGATCGCCTTGACTGTCATCGATGTACGTCTTGCCCTGTGTGTGGCTGTTGCCTATGGGCAGTTGTTGGTGGCCACTGACACGGTTCGCTTGTATCAGTGGTGCGCACCGTTGGTCATTGTGTACGCGGTTGCGTGTGTGCCTGCCCCGTGGTTGTTGTTGCTGGTTTTGTCCGTTGTGTTCAACCCGTTCCGTGGGGATGGTGTCTAGTCGTGGAGGGTCGTTGTGTTTAAGTCGATCATCCTGCTTGCTCTTGCTGGCGCGTTAATCGTGGCCGGCCTTGCATGGATTCTGCCCGCCCTTGGCCTTATCGCCGCGGGTGTGTGCGTGGGGTTCTTTGCTCTTACTCGTGAGGATGGTCAATGAGGCTAATCGATTCCATCCTGGGGCGTGAACCCGAACGCGCTATCCAGTCGGCAATGGTGCTGTCTGAAACTTACAAGTCTGTGTCTCGTGAGCGCGTGGGTGACAACTTCACGTCCTGGGCCACCGATGGTGTCAGTGGCAATCCCATAGTCGCGGCTGTAATGAACGCTCGCCTAAACCTGTTCACTGAGGCTGAGTTTAAGTTTCGCAACTTGTCGGATAAGAAACTTTACGGAAACCCTGACCTGCTCAAGCTTGAGAAGCCGTGGCCTAACGGCACCACTGGCGACCTGTTGGCACGCATGGAGCAGGACGTGTTCCTGTCTGGTAACGCTTTCATTCGCGACGCTGGTACGCGCCTGGAGCGTTTGCGTCCTGACCGCGTTGAGATCGCCACGGTCTTTGACAATGAGACTGGTGTGGTTGAGGTCGTTGGTTACTTGTATCGCCGTGATGGTATTGGCGAAGAGTTTTATCCTGTTGAGCAGGTAGCGCATTGGGCACCTTTGCCTGACCCGCTTGCTGAGTACCGTGGCATGAGTTGCCTGACCCCTGTGGTGCGCGAGATCAACGCTGACCACGCAATGACTGTGCACAAGCAAACGTTCTTCGACAATGCCGCTACCCCAAACCTTGTTATTAAATACAACACCAAGCTGACGAAGGAAACGATTGACCGCCTTCGTGATCGCTTTAACGCGCGTTATTCCGGTGCCACTGGTGAGAAGACAATGGTGCTCGATGAGGGCGCGGACATGACCATTGTTGGCAACAGTTTTGAGCAGATGGCTTTCACTGATGTGCAGAAGGCTGGTGAGGCTCGTATCGCTATGGCCGCTTCGGTGCCCCCGATTGTGGCTGGTTTGCAGGCTGGCCTTGACGCGGCCACGTACTCAAACTATGGCCAGGCATTGAAGGCTTTTGGCGATAACTTTATGCGCTCACATTGGCGCTCAGCGTGTGCAGCTCTTGAACCTCTTGTCAACGTCCCTGATGGTGCACGCCTTTGGTATGACGTCACTGACATCGCGGCGTTGCAGGAGGGTGAGTCTCAGCGTGCTGAGGCTAACCGCACCAGGGCCACTGCGATGGGTGAGTTGATTCGTGCGGGTTACACGCCGGACTCGGTCACTAACGCTGTGAACGCTGATGACTTCTCGTTGCTATCCCACACTGGCGCTATCCCGACAGCGCTTTACCCGAATGGTCAGGTCCCAGAATGATTGAGTTCACCCGCGCTTACCCACTTGAGGACATCACTATTCGTAGTGGTGGCGATGGTCGCACCGTTGAGGCGTATGCCGCAGTGTTCAACGTGCCGCAGCGCATCGTTGATGGCAGTGGTCAGTACATGGAAGTTATTGACCGCGCGGCTTTTAATAAGACGCTGGCCGATAAGGGCACGCGTTTTGGTGTGTTTTACAACCACGGTCGCACGATCTGGGGCACACCATCGGACGCCTACTCAATGCCCATTGGTACGCCGGAAAGCATTGTCGCTGATGAGCGTGGGCTGTTGACCGTTACTCGATACAACAACACGCCTGTGGCTGACCAGGTTCTTGAGGGTATTCGCACTGGTGCCATTACCGCTCAGTCCTTCAGTGGCTCGTTTGTGCGCTCGGACATTGCTACTCCCCGCGGTGGTTTCAGGCCTGCTGCCGATGGGTCCCTAAAGACTGTTACTCGAACGGAGATTGCGATGCGCGAATACGGACCTACTCCGTTCCCCGCTTATGAGACCGCGGCGATTCTTGGTGTGCGTGCCGAAGACATCGCTCAAGTGCTTGCCAACTTGGACGCTGACCAGCGTGCCGAAGTGGCCAGCCTTCTACAGATTCCCGTGATGCGACTTGACGAAGTTGCTGACACGGATTCCAGCACGTCACTTGACGCCGCTGCCGAGGAGCCGGTCATTGATGACCACTCTGCGCGGACAAACCATTCATTTCAATCCTTGCGCAAACAAGCCAGGGAGAAGGGGGTCCTCTAAATGAGCACCCGAATTGAAGGGCTGGCCGGCGAGCTGGACGCGTTGCGTCTTGAGATCACCGAGCTTGACGCCCTAGAAAACCCAACTGAGGAGCAAGCAGCTCGTTACGCTGAATGCATCACCGAGTGGGACAGCAAGAAGTCTGCACAGGATGACGCGATTGCTCGCGCCGCCAAGTTGGAAGAAATCAACGCTGCACCTACCACGTTCAAGCGTGAAGCCGGTTTCTCTGTTCCTAACGTGATTGTGCGTCAGGACCCATTTGAGAACGTTTCTGCTCTGCGCAGCGATGACTACAGCAATGACACTGTTGCTCGTGCCATTACCGCGTTTGAGACTTCAGGCCGCGGCGTTTCTGACGCTGATCGTGAAGTCATCATTGACAAGATTGAGAACGTTCCAGGCGCCGCTGTGCACGCACTTGTTCACGGCTCACCTGCGTACCGTTCCGCTTTTGGTTCATGGATGAAGACACAGGGTCAAAACTCTTTCTTCAACGCTGAGGAAGTTGACGCGCTTCGTGCGTCGATGACGTTGACTGGTGCCAATGGTGGATTCACCTTGCCAACACTGCTTGACCCCACGTTGATCAAGACTGGTACGGCAACACGTAACCCGATCCGGTCGGTGGCCCGCGTTGTCCAGGGTACGCAAAACGTGCTCAACCTGGTCACTGTTTCTGGTGTTACCACGTATTTTGTTGCTGAAGGTTCTGCATTTACTGACGGCACTCCTTCGTTCACCAATCCCCAAATCACGGCCAGCAAACTCGCCGCCTATCTCACGGGCAGTTTTGAGATCTTTGAGGATTCCAATCTTCAAGCTCAATTGCCTGGTCTGATTGCTGAAGCGTTTGATTACGCTGAAGGCACCGCGTTCATCAGTGGTTCCGGTTCGGGCGCACCTAAGGGAATCGTCACCGCGATCTCTGCGACTGCTGCCTCAACTGTCACCGCGACGACTCGTGGTTCCTACACTTCGGCTTCTGTTGCTGACGTGTTCGCCGTGGTCAACGCTGTTGCTCCTCGCTACGAAGACAACTCCACGTGGGTTGCTAACAAGGCGTGGTTCAACACGACTCGCCAGATTGCTAACCCTTCGGCTGCTGGTCAGTTGCTTCCGCCTGCTGACACGTCACTGCTTGGTTCGCCAATCATCAGTAGCTCGGACATGAGCTCGGCCACCACTTCAGGAACCGTCATGGCCATCCTGGGTGACTTCAGCCAGTTCGTGATCTATGACCGCCTTGGTACGACGGTGGAGTTTGTGTCCAACGTTGTCGATGGTTCTGGTCTGCCTTTGGGTCAGCGTGGACTTGTTGCTTACAAGCGCGTCGGCTCCAACGTTACCGACTTGAATGCCTTCCGTTTCTTGAAGGCCTAGTCACTATCTAGGACTCGCACCAGGGTTAAGCCACGAGCCTCTAACTTTGGTGCGAGTTCTGGGACCAACAAAGTAGGGACCAAACAGTATGCCTAG